CGTAGTCTCTCTCCGCTTTTCCGCCTTGCGTTGCTTGTACTCTACAGACTGGGTGTACACCTTCATGTACTCCGCACGTTGAGCGCTTCGGCTACGCCGATACACAGCATCGCACTCTTTACAACGGTTTGAACACCCGTTCTTTGCTTTGGTTGCTTTGTAGAAAGCCGAGGTTTCTTTCGACACCCCGCACATGCTGCAGCAGCTAGTCATCCGCACGCTCCATCTTTTCTAAAAGTCCGAGCAAGTGCGCCTCGGCAATGCCGAGGCCCTGAATAACACCGCAAAGTTTTTGGTACTCGTCAAAGCTGCGACACGCCCCACCAGCGAGGTCGTCAGCGTAATTGTTCATGTCCGTGCGTATTTTTTCGCGCAATACGCGTGCGAAGTCTTGGATCATTTGTCTTCGTTACCCTTCTTTTTACTCTCGGCCTTACGGGCTTTCTGCTCGGCCAGCCGCTTACGGTGCATCTGCTCTTTGTGCGTAAGGGTCTGTTCGTGCGCCTGCTGCTTCTGTCGCTGCATCATGTTAGCCTGCTCGGTGCCGGAAGTCATCTGCTGGGCCGTCTGCGCCATCCGTAGCGCGTGAGCCTGCTGAGCCATCTCTGCCTGCTGGGCAGCTTGAGCATCCTGACGGGCCTGCTGCTGCTCGGCCTGCTGGCGGGCCATCTCCATCTGCTGCATCTTCTGGGCCTGCTCAAGCTGCTGCGACTGGGGATCAACCCCAGACTTCTGCTGCTCCAGCGCCAGTTTGGCCTGCGCGATGGCGAGGTCGCCCTGTACTTTCTGGCCCTTGATCTGGACTTCTTGGCCCTTGATCTGCAGTTCCTGCTGTTGCATTTGTACAACAGGGTCCTGTGCGGCCTGCTGTGCCTGCTGCTGTGCAGCCTGCTGTTGGGACTTCTGCAGCACCTGCTGCGCGGCCTGCGCCATCATCTGCGCGAGCATCGTCTCCATCTCGGGATTCATCTTCTCGTCTTCCGGCGGCAGGGAGATACCCATGCGCTGCTCGATATTCTTACGGTACGAGAACGCCACGTGCTCAGCAACGTGCGCCATCATGGCCGCTTGAATCATTGGTGCCTTGGGGTTCTGGCCGATCAACGCCATCACGGCTGGGTCCTGCGTCAGGGCCATGTGCACCTTGATATGGGACTCATGGTCTTGGTGCATGAACGCCTTGACGGGCTCGGACTTCAGAATCGCCATGTTCTCCTGAACCGGGTCAATCGGCTTCTGGTCCTCTTCCAACGGCACCAGCTTGTCCGCCTGTTTAATACCCAGCACCTCCAGCATCTGACGGTGCAGGAACGGCAGGTCGTAAATCTCGGGAGCCATCTGGGCCATCTGGATGACGGCCTGATACTGAACCACGCGCTGCGACATGGTGGCCGCGTTCGGGTCACTGACGGGGATGATGTCCACATCGTCGTAGTCCGACTGCTTGGCCTTACGGTTGCCGTAGTCTGGGTTGTACTCGTACGTATCGTCGGTGTAGTCCCGGATTATTCCGGCCAGCAGCTTCAACTCCTGCTTCAGGGAGAAGTGCAACCGTGCCTGTACGGCCGACATGACCTTTAACTGGCGTTCGAGCAAGGCGAGGGTTGTGCCAACGGGTGCCTGTGCGGACATATCGGACACCTTCATGTCCGCAGTCGCCGCGAAGCGACGGCCTTCTTCCACGATCTTGTCCAGCAGACCGGACAACACCATGCTTGGCTCTTTGTACGGCAGCGGCAGGATGTTGTCCTTCATCGCACCAGAGCCAATATCCACGTCACGCCACTCGCCGGGCGCAATGGGCGTATCGTCCCCTTTAATGCGGAGGCCTCGTGACTTCAAGCCACCGGGCAGGTTGGACAGGGTACCGGCGTCGATGAGTTGCCTCATCAAGGAGGTCGCGGACTTGGCGAACCCACCGATAAGGTGGAACAGGCCGAAACCATATGCGCCGAAGCCGGGGATGTACTGGTAGTGCACAAAGTGCTGGCGCTTCAGACGCAGGTCGTCGTCCTCTTTCCAGTTACGGCGCACGGCCAGAACTTCGTTCGTGCCTTTGAGTACGGTGACAACATAAGGCAGCGCGATACCGGTTTCTTCGCCCTCATCGGTGTCTTCGTAGCCTTCAAGGTCGATGTCTGCGTGGACTTCGTACAACACGTAGCGGTCATCGTTGATGTCCGAGAAACCGGTCTCTTTGTCCTTGGCCTCCTGAATGTCTTCCTTGATCTTGGTGGGCTCGCCCAACTCAACATCGCGGTAGAACCCGGCCTTCTGCAGCTTGATGATCTCGTTCTTGGTCTTACGCATCACGTGCGTGACGCGATAGCAAGTGTTCATGTCCGAGGTGCCGTACGGCAGCAGGATGTCCTCTGCAGGTACAAACATCGACACTTGACGCCCGATGCTCGGGTCGTAATAGACTTTCTTGAATGCGGAGCCAGTAGCCGGTAGGCTCCACAGCATGCGCTCATGCTCCGGCCGGAACTCCTGCATCGTCTCGGTCAACTCAAAATTCATGTCCTCTTCCACGCGGGAAGCGGCTTCCTTCTTGGCCGGGGTCTCTTTACCCAAAATCTTGGTACGCACCGGGCCCTGCGCGGGGAAAGTTTCTGTAATGGCTTCGCTCTGGAACCGCACTACGGCCTCGGTAATCATCGGGTGGAACACGCCGGACGCGCCATTCCACGGCTCTGTGCGCTCTTCGTACTGCAACCCGAGGAGCTTTAGCCCCTCTGTATACGCCTTTTCCCAGTCTTTACGGGACGCACGATCGTTGTCGATACTGTCCATGAGTTCCCCGGCGAGGGAGGCCAGCGTGCTGTCCTTCATCTCCTCTGCGAGGTTGGCGGCGAAGTCTTCCCCCTCGCCCTCCATCTGCTCCAGCACCGCCTGCATCTGGTCTAAATCTGCTTCCCCTTCTGGGAGGATTTCGACTTCAATGGCATCCTCTTCGGGGGTATCCAGCCCCTGTGGGCCGGGATAAAGGGCTTTATCGACGTTGGTGCTCAAGATAGCTCCTAATAATATGCTGCTTTACGTGGGCGAAAGCCACTAGGCTCGTCCCGCTCGTCCGATTGTAGGCGGATTAAGCCGCCTTGTCGAAAGCGCATGAGGGCCATTGAGCAACAGTCCACCATTTCGTCGTGTTCGCCGTTCGGGAACTCAGCAATCTCGTCAATTACGTTGCGGGCCCAGCGCATGTCGGGGGCCCAGACCATTCCAGAGGCAAAAATGTCGGCCACCGCGTTAATTCGGACCCGTTTATCCGCGCCACGGGAGGGGGAGTATTCATTCACCGGCACCCCAATGGAACGCATCTCCTGAATCAGCGGGGCTCCGGCGGCTTTTTCTCAATAATCACCATGTCGGGCTCCCACTCCTTGTAATACTCCAAGGCGAACTTTTTAAGCTCGGGAAACTCCTTACGGCCCGTCCATGCGTCCAAAAGTATGAGTTGGTCCTGCTGCGCTTCCTCGTTGTACCAGACGCCCCACGTCTGAACCCCGCTCGGGTCGCTGGAATCGTTCTTTCCGTGCGCCGTATCCCAGCTTTGGAGGATGATGTCGCACTTCGGAGGGTCTTTCTGCTCCCACATACGCCACCATTCGCGCTTTACGAGGGCCCCCTCCTCGCTTGTAGGCTCCTGCATGTACTGCGCGGCCCAGAATTGGGGGAACATGCCCGCTTTTTTCTGCAAAAGCTGCTCAACCGGCCACTGTTCGGGCCAAAGGGACTTGCCAGAGGGCAGAATTGCCGGGAAACGCACCTCATTCCACGGCACTGAGTCCGTATTGTTCTCTGCCCAAGCCAGCGCGCGGCCGATTGGGTCCTTTTTACCCCATCGCGTACCGATCATGATGATCCGCCCGTTGGGCATCAACCGCTGCAGCGGTCCAACCTGCATGTATTCCCACGCTTGGGCGAAGGTTTTGTCGGGATCAGAGGACAGTACCGCCTGTTCGGACACCAAGTCGTCTCCGATTAGCAGGTCCGCGCCGTGTCCGGCCACGTTTGCACCAATACCGATGGCGAGGTATTTACCCCCGAGGGTGGTTGACCAGTTTGAGGCTGCGGACTTGTCGCGCGCGACGGCGGTGTCTGGGAAAATCTCGTGGTAAATGTCACTGTCCAGCATGTTCCGCACCTTGCGGCCGAAGTCCGCAGAGAGGTCTGCGGTGTGCGTCACCATCATGATCTGGTGCGCCGGGTGGTGGCCTAGGTACCAGCTAACGAAGAGGTATGCGATTGTTTCACTTTTACCAAACCGGGGTGGCATGGAGCAGGTGATGCGCGGTTCGGTCCCTGCCTGCACTCCGTGCAGCAGCGGTTTCAGGTGCCGGTGGTGTGGCCCCTCCTTGAATCCGGGGTACACGAAATGGCAGAAGGCGAGGAAGTCGGCTTTGGCTGCGGTGACTCGTTTCTTCTTGTCAAGGGCCTCTAGGTCGAGGAGCAACTGCTCTGCCTCTGAGCGCGGGAGCGTCGGCAGGGCGGCGAGAAGCGCCGCTATGTCTGCTTCGGACAGGTCATCGATCATCCCGCTTTCGGCTCCACCGTCTCGATTTCAATGGTTTTGGGCAGGAGCCCTGCCAGTTTTTCCCGGATACGGGTAGTGAGTTCATCAGCGGTGGCATCCACCTTGGTGACCTGTATTCGCTCCGTAAACGCGCCGACCTCTGTCACTCCCCCCAGCGCCTTGAGCGCGGCTAAGCGTATCTTGGCATCGGGGTGGGAGGTCTCCTCCATCAGCTTGGCTACCACGTAGCCCCTGATTTCCTTGGCCTGCTCGACGTAATCCCAGTCGTACTGGGTCAGCATCCCGGCGAGGTGTTTGACTGCCTCGGGTACCCGTAGCTTGAGTAAGCTGGCGTTTGCCACGGCGGGCGTGGTGGTTGGGGAGGTTACGGCGGCGAAGGCCTGCCGGATATTGGTCTTCTGGTCCTCGTCAAGGACATGCTCCGGGCTACCCATTTGCTCGAGAAACGAGGCTGTATTAGCCTGCGCGGCAAGAAGCGTGGGGGTCGGGGCCTCCAGCGGATCATCGAAATCTGGCGAGATGAGGTGTTCTAACATGGCCTTTGTGCGTGGCTAACGGGATGTCTCATGGTAGCATGTGCGTGGGTAATTCGCAACTGCCCATTGATTGGCCTCCGGCCAACCATCATGTTGTCTCCCTGAAGGAGCGGTAGCACCCTCCCTTTTCCCGATGCCGGAATCACGGCATCGGGATTTTTTTTTGCTATAAAATTTATAGCAGGTGTGTCGCAATTTTTATAATTAAAAAGTTAGTAACTACTAACAAAGTATTGAGAATTTGCGCGGAACAGTGTTTATGTACATAACCCCACTCCCCGCCCTAGAGGGGGGATACCCCCACGGTGGGGTCTAGCCAGCCCCCCTGCCTACAGCCTATTGAATACCTCCTACGTAAACTGAAGGTGTCGGTTGTAGGGAGTTGTCGCTCCCGCTGACACAAGGAGTTAGTCATGCAAGTAGTAAACACAAACCAGTTCGCCCACATCCCAGCCAACGTGATGGCTGCTATCAACGCAGTAGGTGAGGCACACGCCACACTCGAGAGCGCATACGTTGTGGTGAGCAAGGCCTTTGCTGCGGAGAAAATCTCCGCAGATGATTGCCGCACCTTGATAGCAATGTCCCTCGCACACCACATGAGCAAGTACCGTGGCGACCTCAAGCTGTTGGCTGCATTCCAGAAGGACAAGGCAGCACGTGCGTGGTACGACACAGCGTTGTATGCCAAGGTCAAGTACGACTTCCGTACCTACGTGTTGGGAGCAAAGCCAGTCAAGGCCGATAGCACAGCCGCCATCCGTATCAAGGCAACCGAGCGGGCTGCGTACAACGCATTGCTGTCTGCGTGCGGTGGCGATGCCAAGCGCATGGCCTTGGTTATCAAGTCGCTCAAGTAATTTGAAGCAACGGGGCTGGATCGTTCAATTTATTTGAACGGTCGTCTCTGTCTACGGGGGGTTGGCGGGTTTCTGCATACCGTCACGCCCCTAAACTTCCATGCAGCATCTTTGGAGTATCTTATGAAATCAGCAATGACCGCGTACACACGCAACTACCTGACCCGTGACCTTGAGTGGCACATGGAGCGCACCGCCTACTGGCAAATGCGCGTGGACTACTGGAAGACACACAACGGAGACAAGGCTGACGTGGCCCGTGTGCGTAAGAACCAGCGCCACCATGCAATGAAGGCGCGTTGGGCAGCAGACAAGCTGGCGTCCTTGGCCTAGGCATCCTTCTGATTGCGGAGAAGTTCTCCGCAATCGGGATGGGCTTACTCGCACTACGTGCGGGCCTATTCATTGGAGTATCACATGAGCAACAACGCAACACGTTTCGGTTCCGGCCTTGGTTACAAGAACACTGCCACTGGCGTAGCGTACGAGGTACGCAAGGCCCTGCTTAAGGAGCAGGAGGCGGCGATCTTTGACATGGGCATGGCCGACAAGGTCGCTGACCTCAATGCCCACTATCGGGACGAACTGCGGAAGGGCATGGGTGTCGCATGGGTGCACGGCGCTGACCTTGCCCCACTGTATGAGTCAGGCGAAGGCATGAGTCTGCACATAGGCACATGCCCCGTCATAGGGAGTGAGACCAACACTAGTCAGGCATACCGTGGTCGCATGGTTGTGACACAGGTCAACCGCAAACTCTGCGTGCTACGCATAGCGGACTAATTGCGGAGAAATCCTCCGCAATTCATGGCTATTACCCGTGTACACGGGAATTAATCCCTGTAGCCACATTAGAGTAGTATCGTGGGCGTGCCGTGTCAAGCCCCCCGTGCAAGCTAAGTCCTTGATTCATATAGGCGTTGGCTGTTTTACATTCTTCTTCTTATCTATATCTATATTTATTAGATATATATGTATAAGAGTAAATGTATACATGGGGGGAACTCTCACGCACTTTTTCCTGCTGCT